CCGGCGTCTATAGTACGTCTACTGCTGGCGATGCCATCGCAGAAGGTCTTGCTGTTGTCGCTGTCGTACAATCACAGACACTCACTTCCAATACTAATGATGTAGCTTCCGTAACAGGAACAGCCTCCGTCAGCCCTACGGCTGCTGGACTCACTTCCTCTTTGGGTGATGAAACCGTGACGACTGCCTATCAATCAGGATGGGGTCGTGGCTTCAATGCCGATACAGGAACGGAGATTGGTTGGGGTGATAATCTTTGGGGGACTTTAGCAAGTTCATACGCTTTAACGGGAGCTAGTGCGACAACAAGCACTGGGGATATGACATTCCAAGGGGATGTTGATATTACAGTAACAGGACAGAGCGCCACAGTCAGCGAAGCGACTGTAATTCCTTTTGCCTTCCCATCAGGAAATCAATTAACATCAAGCATTGGAACATACTCAATTTCAGCAGGAGCGGAAGTAACCGTTGTCGCGGCTTCAGAACCCGAACTTGATGCGACTACGGGAGACGTAGTAGTAGAAATTAGTCCAACAGTAGCGCCTGCGGGAACTTTATTAACAGGATCCTTGGGATCATCCACCCTTACGGGGGATTGTAATGTTACGCTGACAGCGGAGGGCATGACTTCCTCTCTAGGGGATGAAACGGTCAGCGGTAACGCTGATGTGGATGCCGATGGAAATGACACAAACTTAAATTCATTAGTAGGCGATGCAACGGCAACGGCTGATTTTGACATCACCGTTACGGGAAATGGATTAACAAGCTATATCGGGGATGCCGGTCAGGAAACTAGTTATCTGGCACCGAATGTGTCGGCGACGGCTTCTCTAGGAGCTCTAAATATTAGCACGGATGTTGTCTTTACAGCAACGGGCAATTCTGCTACAAGTAGTACAGGAACATTACGAGGAACCTTCTGGCAAGAAGTGGATGACTCGCAAACAGCCGTTTGGGTAGAAGTTGACAAGGCTGCATAAAACCATTAAAAAAAGGTATTAGGAGAATAAATGGTAACGTATTCGACGGGTCTTAGGACGGAACTACAAGTAACAGGGGAAAATTCAGGTACATGGGGAACCATTACCAATAATAACTTTTCTCAGGTTTTTGAATTCGCAATCGCGGGCGTTTACGCCGTTCCCGCCATTACCACAGGCACATCTACCACTCTGTCTAATGCCGACGGACCGGATACCGCAGCCAATAACCAGGCAAGACAAAATCAATTAGTTTTCACAGGAACCGTTTCCACGACTCATACTGTTCAATTCCCAGCAACACAAAAAACTTACGGAATTTATAACAATATCAGTGGTGGTGCCGACATTTCAGCAAGATTGGGGGCGGGAGGAAACACGCTTACCATTACCAACGGAAAGTATCGTCTCGTTTCAACGGACGGAACTAACTGGTACGACATTCTATCCCTGGCCGGTCTTGATGAAACATGGACTCTGGTGGCGGACGCCACTACTTTAACGGCGGGGCAAAACGCTTTCGCTAACACGCACGCGGGAACAAGAACATACACTCTTCCTCTTTCTCCAACCATCGGGGATCAGTGTAAAATTATCGACTTAGGGAACGCTGCTACGAATAACATCACTATCAATAGAAATTCAGAACCAATTCAAGGAGCTGACGCAAATCTGACGATTTCTACTGACAGTGCTGCTATTTCCTTGGTATACAGTAATACAACATATGGGTGGAGGTTGAAATATAACGACTAATGGGTAATTTACAGGATTATACAAATAGAAGTGAAGTAGGCGCGATTAAGCCTTGGGGTAAAGCAACGGCTCCTGTCGGCTATGTACTATGTGACGGAGCGGCTATTTCAAGAACGGATTATGCTGATCTCTTCGCTGTAATTTCTACCACTTATGGAACAGGAAACGGATCAACTACTTTCAATGTCCCTGATCTTCAGGGCAAGACTCCTCAAGGCTATGACGGTAATACTTACAATCTGGCTGGAACGGGAGGCGCGAACACTGTGACAGTGGCCGTGACGAACAATCAAGCGGTATCTGCGACAAGCACGGACACTTTGGCCGTATCTGTAACGGGATCTATTGACAATACTTCCGTTTCAACGGCTCAACTAGCCAGTCACTCTCATACTATTACAAATTCTTTCGTTCCATATGGCCAATTTCCTAGTACGGGAGGCCGTATTTGCATACAGCCTGGATCACACGCAACTAACGCGACGGGATCAGGAACAGGGCACACTCACTCTCACACTTTGTCTGGAACCTTGACGGGGAATATAACAACTACTGGAAATTTAACCGGATCGGTGACCGCTGCGGGAAATAACGCTTTTTCACCATACGTGGTGGTTAACTACATCATCAAGCATTAGGAGAAATAATGGCGACACAGATTGTAATAGCAAATAAAGACGGGATTAATGTAGATGATTCTTTTTATATTAGATGGGTTGATAAAGGAAATGCTATGCCTTCAATTCCCGATACGATTCATTATATAATCTGGAATGATCAACCTGGTCAGAATGAAATTCAATATAAAGATGTCTCCACGCTCCAGATGACGGGAAATGTTGATTTAAATTCTGTTTCTGACGCGGTGGGGGATACTACGATACAAGACCTGCTGGACTGGGGACAGACACGTCAAGGACAAATGGAAATTGCTATACAACAATGTGATGAAGCTCAATTACAAGCTGAGGCTGATTGGAGGGACGCAAATCCAGGTGCTGATGACTCTACTATGCCACCATGGACTAAGACCTGGGTGGATTACGATCCTAATTATTCTTAATTTTCATATTAAACGAGACACTGATACGGGGTTTTTTATTTAAATTTTTAAAAACTCGGTGATGACACGAGGAATTAAAAAGAATAAGTTTATCTGTAACAGCTTTTAAGGGTTTTATTTCAATTTTGTCCTGAAGGGCTATATCCAAGTCAGAAGTAGCACCAGTAAAATTTAAAAGTCCGATGTTTCCACAATTTTTAGGGGTCTGTAGATAATAAACTCCTGAAATGTCTCCTGCGTGACTATGTGGCCAATTAACATCATTCGTATAATTTATATTAGCCCATAAATTTTCCATAGTAATCGTCTTAAAATTAAATGTGGAAATTTCTTCACTAATATTCTTTAAAAAAATAAAAGCTTTTTCTATTATGATTTCAACCAGGGGTTCGTATATTCCCACCAGAGGCAGGAATTGTGACTGCCATCCAAAACTATAATTAGAAAAAGCTTGTCCGTTTGTGTTTCCTCGTCTCATTAATTCAATGGTGGCTAATAAGTTATTTCGATAATTCTTATGTAGTCCTAGTCGAGTTTCGCCGTATACATTAGGAGGAAAATTAAATTTAGGTTTCATATTGTTTTATTTTAAAGTAAGTTCCCCTAAGTTATACATCGCACCTATATTTTTTTTCCCAAAAATTCCTCTCGCAAAAACTTCAAAAGCCAATGAATTTCTGACTTTATTTGTTACAATAGGACCCATTTGATGCAAGATAGAGGCATCAAAAATTATTAAATCATATTTTTTGGGATGAAATATGACATCTCCTTGATTAAATTTATTATTTTTTTCAAAATAATAATTAAGATATTGATGAAATCTTGTTTTTGTAAAAATAATACTGTCAACATTTTCTTCTACATTGAAATAAAAAACTCCTGTGAAAAAAGAATTTTCATGATTATGAAGAGAAGGAATATTTTCTCCTTCCTTTATATGAGTAATCCAGGATCTCGTTATATAAAATTCTAAATTTTTGGATATTTCTAGTATATCTTTTGTATAGATATTAATATGATTTAAAATTAAATTTTTTAATGTTAAGCTTGTATTATTATCGAGAACATAGGTATCTTTAGAGAATCCTTCTTTTGTTTCAAAGTGAGAAAAATCTATATCTTTTATATCCTCAGATAAATTGCATTGATAGACCAGGGAAGGAAAAATTTCATAGATCATTTAAAATATTTTATTTATTCCTTTTTCCTATTTGTCTAAACCATTGAGGTAGTCCAAGGAAAGGTCTGCCATCATATTTATTCGCGGTGGATTTTCTAGCATCATTAAAATGGAAAAATACTTGTCCGTGATCATTCCCTTCAAACGGTTCTCTCCAATGCTCTAATTCACAACCGTAATATATCAGCAGATCTCCTGGTTTCTGACTCACGGAGCTGCCTTTAGCTGTTCCCATTTCATATTTATTATCAGGGGTAAATTTTCCTTGTCCCGTAGGATCAATAAAAAGTCTCCAAGGGTCACCCCCCAAACACATAGTCCCTGATATCTCGCAGCTCAACCTGTCCTTGTGCCTGAAAAGTTCATCCCCCTTCTTATACATCCTTGCATACGTATAATTCATATTTAACTTATAATCGGCTTTTTCTTCCATAAGTGGGTGGATTGTTTGCAGTAAAGTTTCCATAGCTATGTCCCCGTAATGACCATACGTGTTTGGTACCATCTCGTCATTCCAATATCCCCAATCAATATTATTTAAGGAAATATATTCCATGTCAATCATCAATCTTGCCACTTTTCTTTTATTCCAGAAATATTGATAGACAAAGTCTGCCAGGTTTCTTGGAATAGCGTTGGGGACAACGATGTATCTTTTTTCTTCAAATTCATTCATTAGTGAAACCAAGTAATGATGGCATGACGATCTCCGTTAGTGACAGGAGTGATTGAATGGGGAAAACAAAAATTGCTGGGAAACGCTACAACGCTTCCTGTTTTTTTGGGAACAACATACTCTCCTTCAAAAAAACTAAAATCTCCTCCAGTGTAATTATCATTTAAAATAATTGAACAGCTTAGTACACGAGGACTCAAATCATAATGATCCACGTGTTCTTTATATTCTCCTTTTTCTTCTCCCTTGTATAATAGGTGTTCATAGCCAGTGTCCTCGCAATTTAATCCTGTCGTAAAATAGGTAAAATCTTTTTGATAGAGTTTTAAAACTTCACTGACACTTTTATAACAAATGTCATCAAATTTTTTGTCTAAGAGCCTGACATAACAGTTGCGATGGGAGGTTACTTCTCCGTCCCTCACACTCGCACGAACAAAAGAATCACAGTCCTCTTTAATTATTTTTTTACAAATTTCAGGATCAAGTATGTTTTCATAGCACTTAATGTAGTCCTTAAGATTAATCATGGTAATCCACTGATTCAAACCACACAAGACAAGCATATCTTCCCATAGAGGTGGAATTCCATAATAAAGGGCTATGCATACAATTTTTTGCCGCAAAAAGAACAGCTCTATTTTTTTTAAAACCTATGTGTGTATTTAAATCATAACCCTTATTCTTGTTTTCTATGTAAAAACCTGTACCACTGTTTATTTCTTGATCCCCTTTAATATAAATTATTAAATGCCTTTCTTCTGGAAATTGTTCTTGATCTGAATGAGGGGCCGGCGTTCGGGCATTTGTTAATGTCCAAGCCGCTAAGTTTATTCTTTTCATTTCTTGAAAAAATTTCTTTCTTACGTTTTCTTTAACGGTTTTAATAAAATCATCATCTGCATCGATAGAGTGCGAAAAGAAAATATGATCATCATATTTTGCTGGCGTTGAATATTTAGTAGGACTAAAAGACAGTTTACCTATGTTCTCATAAATATTATTAAATACCTCCTTTGGTAAAAAATCATCTATGATATGTATATTCCAACTCATTTAAAACTTTTCTTGCTCCAGAACATTTTTTTGTATCTGTCAATGAACTCACTATTCAACAGATTCATTGTAGCCCGATGTTTTTTTTCAAGATAAAATTCCGATGACATTTTCCACGATTCCCTTTTAAAGGGAAAGACCTGAACCATAGGATCTCCTTTTTTAATGATAAACTGCTTGTCACGCTTGAGAAGAATGAAAGGAAAATTAATGGTATTAATATAAGTGTCCGTGTCCACCATCCCGTTGATAATAAGAAAGCGATCTTCTCCCCACCTGTTCATTGGTTGCGTAAACAAGCAACTGTATCCAGGAGGGGTTGTAATCAACCATTTATTAATAAATTTACCGGCGTACTCTCCAACCTTATGACGCCATTCTTTTGGCGCTTGAATCTTGTCATGATAGCCAATATCACTTTTTTCCTTATTTGCGGGAGTGACCGCAAATTCTTTTTCTGTGGGATCAATTACATAGTCTTGGTCAAAAGGTATGATATATCCCGCCGTCATTGCGTCAAGAAAAGGCATGCATGTTTTAATTGTCGGTGTGTGTACATTCCCATCCTTATGTCTTTCTAATTTTTTATATGCTTCAGGAATAAAATGACTTGCTGGTTTCGGAGGAGGCCGTACTTTTCTCATCTCT